GCTTCCGCATCATCAATATCCATTTCTCTAGCAAATACAGCTGCGTCTGTTTGGATATCTAGTAGTTCTAGATCGTCATAAGCTTCCTCTACTGCATCAAATTCTTGGTATATTCTTCCTTTCAAAGGGTGATACAAAGAAAGTAGCTTTTGCAAATTTTGTTTTTCTTTTGGTACTTTTAAATCGCCGTCCCTAAACATTATATGCCCTAAGGTTGCCTCGCCATCTTGATTTTCCTTAAATGGGGAATCATGGTTAGTTGCGTATCTAAGTTCTTTTTGTTTTCCATTTTCTGGATCAAAATATAACAAAGAATGCTTTCTAGTGTGCCTTCCTGGTATTGTTAATGTTAGCGGAGATTTGTTTCCTATTAAGTAGTATATTCTATCCTTAATTTCCCATTGAGGTTTAGATGCTACTTTTGTTTCTTTTATAGTAGGTATTGTAATTTCTTCTACAATTTTTTCTACTTGTGTAGCTTTTTTAGCTACTGGTTTTTTATTTGCCATAATATAATATAATTTAATAGTTAAAAAGTAAAGTAAGAGTGCCCGAAGGCACCCTTATCCCTACATTATTTGAATCCTTAGATTCCTTTGAATAGTACAAAGTTATTAGCAGCTTGCGTTACTAAACATCTCTCAGATAGGAAGTTTACTTCCATTGCATCAAGAGTTGAAGTTTGAGCACCACCAACAGATCCTGTTAACCAAGATTTCATTCTACGGTCATCAGTTTGAGAAGCTCTGTATCGTACGTGCAAGAATGGACGTCTGATATTTGTTCCTAAAATTTGATCGTAAACAGTTGATGTCCCAGCTGGTACTAACACACCTTCGATTGAATTAACTCCAGTAATTCCTCCACGAGTGGATGCGTCATTTAAGTATTTCCAATCTGTTTTATAGAAATCGTAAGATCCTCTACGGAATCCGCTAAATCCTAAGTTAAGTGCCATGTCCTCTGAATTTTCAAACAAACCGTAAGCAACTCCTCCAGTTTGTCCACTAGAGATTGCAGCTAGCATATCATCAAAATCTAAAGAAGTTTGACGTTGTAAAAACAGCATGTTTTCTTCGATAGCTCCTTGAGTATCTAGGTTTTTAAGAATTGCATCAAATTCAGTTAGTCCGTTAGCGGCCGTGAATCCAGTTTGTACATTACCTCTATCTTGGATAGCTGCAAACAAACCTTGTGTTCCTGGCTGCTGTAGGTCCTGGTAAGCACCTGCTCCTGCATTTGTATTTAATTCTCCTTCTACCATAGCCATTTCTAAGTAGTCTTGGAAACGTAAGCGAGTTTCAGATGCAGCCTTCAGGTACCATAGGTATCCGTCAGTTCCATCTTCAGTTGCTACATTTACCCAACCAATCTGTGCGGTATCTGATCCAGATACAACATACTGATCTCTAATTATGATTGGAGAGTTTGAAAATTGCGTTAATACTGGCTCAACAGATACTCTAGCAGCTGAATTTCCAGCTCCAGCACCAATAGTGGTACCTTTAGAGTAATCAGATCCATATACAAAAACCTTAATGCTACCAGATGTAAATACAGATCCAGCAGTGTTTAATACGTTTCCGTTATAAAACTGAAGAGTAACACTTCCAACACCAGCAACTCCTGGGGTAGTAGCAGTTACAACAGCTTTAGCTTCTGTTCCTGTTACTGTGTCCAAAAGAACAACTGTATCGTTGATAGACATTACGTTTTGGGCAGTAGCGCCTCCTCCTATAACTAAGACAGTAGGTGCTCCTCCAGCGTAAGTACAATCATCATAAGCAATATGCAAACGATTTTGTTCAGACCAAATTACTTGATCAGATGTCATTGGCATTTCAGCGCCAACCATGTTTAGAAATCCAGCTAACGTTCTGTTTCCATAACGCTCTACTTCTGCTTCATAAATTTCTGGTAAATATTGCTGTGCAAAATCAGCAAAATTAGCAGGCACTGCTCCAGCTCCCCCATTGGCGGTCCATTGTAGGTAGTTGGTATTAAGTATCTGCTGTGATTGTGAAGGGACTATATCCCCAAATTGTGGTAATAAACTCATTGTTATTAATTTTTAAACTTTTTAATTTTTAGTTTTGTCGAGTCCGCTCCAGAAACTGATTTCACTTTGTATGCACCAAACCTTGCTCCGTCTATCGGCGCAGCTTTTCTAGCTGAGCTGGATGTATTATTAGATTTGTTTACAACATCTCTAATAGCATCGGCTTTGCCTTGTTCGTAAAAGTGATTTGCCATTTTATCGGCATTTGCACCCGCATACAATGCTTTGTGATACCCTGCGGTATCTTCAATCATACCATCTTTTCCAAGGAACTTCCCTATAAAATTACCGATGTCCGATTGCGTTTCTGCTACCTGCGATGGGTTTTGTACGCCATATCTAAATTTTTTTTCACCTAATGTAAAATCGAAACCTTCAAATTCGTTATTAAGTAATTGATTAGTGTTGGCCTTAAACTTTTCGTGATTAGCGTTGTTTCTTTCCTGGTCCTCTTTATGTCGATTAAAAAATTCCGATGCTTTTTTTTGATCCTCGGTAAGTGCCGGCGACTTCAACCTGATGTCGTCATAATACTTATCCTTGGTCTCACTTAAAAACGTTCGGGCTTTTGCAACCTCTTCTTTATATGCGAGTTTTTTTCTGCGGATATCTCGCTCCTCGTCTATTTCTTCATCAAACGCAAAATTGTCATCGATCATAAAATCAATTTCGTCTGCGCTTAAATGGGATTTAGTACTCTTGTAATATTCTTTTACCAATACATCACGATCAACTTCATCGTAATTAGTATTTAGCCTTATGTAGTCTTGCATATTGCCCCCTGTTTCTTTCATGAAATCTATCAACTTATTGATATTTTCAGGCAATTCGGGTTTAGATAAAACAGGAACTACTTCCTCTTTTGGTTTGCTTTCTTCAATGATCTCCCTAATAACCGGCTCAGGTATTTCCTTAACTATGTCTTCGGCATCCTCCGTTGACTTTACCTCGGTAACTGCGGTTGGCTCTAGATCCTTAGCGGGCTTATCTCCTTCATTGGGTATTATCACCCGGGTTACATTGCTTGGAATGTCTATTAAGGGTTCTCTGTTTTTAGCCGCTAATTGTTCTTCAGTTAGCTTTGGCTTAGACTTGATCTTAAAAGATCCTTCTGTTTTTTCACTCATGATATGATATTATATAATTATTAAATACTTGTTTATTGAGGCATGAACTGTGACATATCCATACCACTCATAGAGCCTTGCTCCATATTCTCGAAGTCTTTAGGCATTCCTTTGCTTTGCCTCTGTTCTATCATTTGGCTTTGCTGGGTTCCTTCTTTTTCTATTCTTTTGGCTTTAGCCGCATCGGCATTATCCTCCTTAGCTTTTATTTGCCGAGCTTTTATCTGCTCTAATTGCAAGTTATACTGAAATTCAGTAGCCATTAATTCTTTTTTAATTTGAGCTTCAGCTTGCATTCTTTGCATTTCAAAGTTTGATTTTGCTTGCTCTATCGAAACTTTTTCAGCGGTTAGTGCTTGTTGTTTTTGCACTTCGGCCATTGCTGCTTTTTCAGATGCCTGGGCATTTGCCTGTGCCTGTGCCTGGATATTTTGCTGAACTAAAGCTTGCTCTCTTTGTTGTCTTTTTTTCCTTTTTACCTTTAGCATTTCATTAGCCAGCTTAAGGTTTTTAATTTGGTTAATATCTATTGAATCCTCAATATCAATTTCTTTTGTCTGCAAGCATATTTGTATGTTTTTCTGCAGCTCTGCTCTTTCTTCTTCATCAGGTTCCATTTCTAAGAATATACCGAAATCATGTAAATTAAGATTTTCAATTTCTTTTAAAGTCTCAACGTTAAAAGTTGACACACTGTTCATTAACGAATTTTTTGTTAATGGAAAGTTTAAAACGTCATTTATTTTTAAAGAAATATTCTCGCAGGTGCTTAAAGTTAATTGTATGCTAGCATCTTGTATATGTTTTGTAGCAACATTAGATGCATTGGCAGCCATTTTTTGAAGTCCAACTAAAGAATCCGGGCTCGGCATGCTTCCATCACGAGCCTCGTTTAATCCAGTTACGTCCCTAATCATTTGCATATTATAATTGTATGCGGTAATCAAAGCTTGTATTTTACCTATTCCAGAGGAGCTTGATAATTCTTGTATAGGAACCTTACCTCTGTTCATATCCCCTTCTTGGGTCATAGATCTACCAACAACGGAACCAGTTTGGAAATACATATTCAATGCTTCCTGAGGGTTGTAATTTGTACCATTACCTAAATCAACCTCGGCTAAACCGTCTACATCCAGAAAGACCCCGTCCGGAACCATCCTAGCTAATACTTGTTGTATTTTTAAGTGGGTTAGCTGTATAACATCTGCAAAACCAATACACTTACTTATAAGTGATTGTATTACCCCTTTATACATTCGCGGGGCGCTCATTGAGTAACTCATTTCAACTCTGGTAGTATCGGCTAAAGGACGAGTCATATTTTCCGACATATTCCATTTAAGCATTATATCAGTACCTATAATTTTAGCTCCTTCATACAACACTTCAATAGATCTAGCTACTCTTTCAAAATTGTCATTTGGAGGTGGATTAAACATATCGGTTTTTTCAATAGCCTTTTCTAAACCAGTGTCTGTTCTTTTTATTTTAAACACCTGATCCGTATAGGTTTTGTATTCAAAATATAATACCTGAACAGTGTTATTGTCATAATTTTCAAATCCCTGAATCATCCTTCTGTTTCCTGGAGACTTTTGAATTTTTTCTAGCTCCTCGTTGGATATATAAGGAAACTCTTTTTTAAGTTCAGGTATTGATATAGACTTTACCTCACCTACATAGTATATGTCATCAAAATTAGGGTCCTCCGTGTACGACCATACACAATAAGCAGGGTCTACATAATCTACTACAATACCTTCAGCAGGGTTAAACGATGTTTTTGTTACCCCAATTCCTATGTTAACCAAATCTTGATTAACCCTAGCTCTCACTAAGTCGTATTCATTTGTAGCTAATACCGTATTGATTGCCTCCTCTTCCGCAATTTCTATAGCGGGCTTATATCTAAGTTGCATGTGGAGATCTCTTTCCTCCAGCGTTTCAGGAAGAGCGTTGTCAGGTATACCGGACCTACTCAAATCCATAGGTATAATCTCACTGGCTTTAGCTCGCGATTCTACCGTTAGCATATCAAATAGAATATTTTCAGCGTATCTAGTTCTTTTCTTTAAAGACTGAGGGTCTTGAGAATATGCAGATAGGTCGTATTGCTTTTGTGTAATACCATTCGCTACAATATTAGAAAACTTTGAAAGTATTGGAACTGGCTTCCAGTCTAAATTAAGATAAGACAAATCACCATTAATAGCCAACTCGTCTTTGTACTTTTGCACGCTTTGCTCTCCCCTAGCATATAGCCTAAGGTTATGAAAGCTATTCCAGTTAACAGAATATCTATTTGACCCAGCCCCTCCATAATTAAACCACTCCTGCTCGATAGCCCTTGACACCTGCAATCCGTATTCTAGCGTAGCTTTCTCAGCATCGCTAACTACCTGATCAGGAAATGGGCTATTAGTGTTTGTACTTACATTCATTTATTATATTATTTTTGAAGTAGCTCCCTCGTTATTGTATTTTTTAAATCCTAAAGTGTACACTTTTTTTTGCGTTGCCGCTCGGGGTGTATACCTGTGCTTATTGCAAGCCATTAAGGCTAGCCCTGAGCTTATAGATGCATCATGCTTTGTTCTATTGTTTATATCAAACTTAGCCCAATCTTGTAATGTTCTTTGTAAATAAACATCTCCATACCCGTCTACTTTTTCGCCAACAAAATCCTCTATGTATGTTTCAATAGCGGATGCATGAGCTTGTTTTATATCCTCGCTTGAATTAGGTATTCCACCTACTTCTCTTTCTGCTATTGATAACTTATTGTAGGTTCTATCGGGTCTATTAATACTAAAACCCCTGTATCCCCTTCTTTTTATATAATAAAGTAATCTTGGTTTATTGTTCTCCGCAAGTATAGGCATGCCGTAAAACAC